GATAGATAGTGGATGGCAAGTAGGTAATTGTATAGAAGCCTCTGAGAAACTCGTATCTTACAACCATAATAACTGCCTCGAAGCATTGGAAATGATAGCCAAGGCTTTTGAGACAGAATACGAAATCATAGGCAAAACCATTCATTTGCATAAGGTAGAGTATTTCAAGAACAATCCCCTACCCCTCCAATATGGCAAAGGCAAAGGCTTTAAGACCGGTGTAAGTCGCACTACTGAACAAAGTCGTATCACTCGCCTATATGTACAAGGAGGTGACCGTAATATTGACCGTTCTAAGTACGGCAATAAAGAACTATTACTACCAAAATCACAAGAGTACATATATGAGGGGGTAACATTCCTTTCAGATGACAAAGGGCTATCAATAGCTATCAAGAATGCGCAAAATAACGGCTTTGTAAATGAGCAAAGCCTTGATTTGTCTCATATATATCCTAAGCGTAAAGGTACAATTACAGAAGTTTTTGAAGTGGATCACGACAAACACTTCTACGACTTTACCGATACTTCCATACCTCAAGCCCTTGATTTTAATGCAATGCAAATCAAAGGTGAAAAAATGCTTATCTACTTCGAAAGCGGCATGTTATCAGGTAGAGAGTTTGAGGTACAGAAATACGACCACAATCAAAAAAGGTTTCAACTCGTACCAAAAGAAGAAGATGGCGTAACAATGCCTAATGACATATTCAAACCTGCCATAGGTGATGAATATTCCGTCTATAATATGCAAATGCCTAATGCTTATATTTGCGATGATAACACCAAAACGGGTGCCAGCTGGGAGATGATGAAGGAAGCGTGCAAATACTTGTATGAAAATAGAACTGATATGTTCACTTTCACTGGTGATTTAGACGGAATATGGGCAAAAAAGAACTGGGTAAATGTAGGAGGGCGTCTAAAAATGGGAGCTTATATCAATTTTTCAGATACCGAGTTTCAACGTACCCCCGTGGCTATTCGTATTGTAGGGCTTAAAGAGTATGTAAATAACCCCTATAGCCCACAAATAGAACTATCCAATAAGGTACAAGGACATTCTTTTGTATCCGAAATGCGCAAACTCCAAAACCAAGAAGTATATTTTGGAGAACTCAATAAGCGTACACAATCATTAACTAAAAGAAGCTGGAGAGACGCACAAGAGACTATCAAGCAAATAGAAGCAGCCTTTCCTGAATATACTAAGAGTATTGTTCCTGCTACTGTACAAACGATGATGGCTCTTATTGGGAACAAAGCTACTCAATTTGCTTTTGTATCCTCTAAGACAAATCCTATTACTGTACCTCATACACTCTATTTTGACAAGAATACGAAGCAAATCAATGCAGGTAGTGGGTGGCTCAAGCATTTCACCCTTGGCACTACCGATATAAATCCTAATCGTGATGCTAACAGCTATAAGTATTGGAACATTCCTGCTTTCGTATCAGGTAGATTGGATGATAAGGCTAAAACCTATTACCTATATATCAAAGCGAGCAAAACAGCTGAAACGGGTGAGTTTGTCCTATCCGAAAACAAGATAGATTTAGAACAAGAAGCGGGATATTATCATTTTCTATACGCCACTGTCAATTCAGAATACGAAGGTGAGAGAGGTGTCGCTAAACTCAATGGATTTACTGAAATCACAGGCGGACAAATCAAAACTGACAAGATAACATCGGGGAACGGACAGCAGTATATACACCTCTTTGATGACCATATAGAGATAAAAGCAAAACTAAATATCACTGCTGAAAACAAAACAGAGATAAAGCAAATCATTAACCCTGATTTACAGTCGTTGGAGAGTAGGCTAAAGTCAAGTATTAGTAATATTCAGGTAGGGGGAAGGAATTTTGTACTCAGTTCCAAAGACAATCGCATGATGAACGGTTACATAGGTACATTCTATTTACTTTCAGAACCTGTGAATCCTAATGAACAATATGTATTTTCTTGTATTGGGGATATAAAAGGAATTACACATGTTTACTTTTCAAATGAATTAGGAGGTGTGCCAAGACAATATATAAACACAGATTTGAAAAGCGGAAAGACTACTAATTTAATAGTACCTAAAAAAGAATGGAAGGGTATTACTGTTTATCACGAGGTTAAAGGGGCTTTACCAGCTCCTATATCTTCAGTTGAGATGTTAAAACTCGAAAAAGGAAACATCGCAACAGATTGGTCACCAGCCCCTGAAGATTTAGAAAGTCAAATATCAACAGCTAAAACCGCTACTGAAGCATACGCACGAGTACAAGCAGAACTCACAAAAGCGCAAGCTATAGCAGCAGCCGACGGCAAAATTACAGAAGCAGAGCAAAGACAAATACAACAACTCCAATTGAAACTTCAAGAGGCTAAAAACTTTGCACAGCAAAAAGTGAATGAGTTACAAGTAGGAGGACGTAACTATATATTAAAGTCAAATGATTTTATCACCAGTGAATATAAATTTCTTAATATATCTCCCTCATTTAGGAATGAGGTTGTAAAAAGTGACAGCATTACATTATCTGTTGATATAATGTTTAACAATCTCATAGGAGGAAAACGTTTAGGGATTGAGTTTCACATAATTTATACAGACGATACTTTTCAATATTTTAATTTATGGAGGTGGATAAATACTGGTGATATAGGCACTTCATTTTCTGAAAGAATAGTTAATGTCATTCAAAACGAGCACAAAGGAAAGAAAATAAAAGAAATATCACCATTAGGATTACACATACAATGTTCAGCTGAAAGCATTAAAATTTCTAATCCAAAATTAGAAATAGGCAATAAACCTACCGACTGGTCACCCGCTCCTGAAGATGTATGGGATACCATGGTAGATTTAGGTATCATTGATAAAAATGCAGCGGCTATCAATGAAGCTGAAAAAGCCAATATAAAGTATATCAATGGAGTGTTTAGTAAAGGGGGTAATTATGATAGCGAAACGGGTATTGTCAAGAACACAATTACTACTGGCGCTCTCACTGTTGGCAATGTATCTGGAGGAAACGCAGGTATTAATGGGGCTGGACTTGATGGTAAATCTATTCGTTTCTTTGCGGGTAAGCCTTATAATTTAAAAGAACAAGCTCCTTTTAGAGTAGACGACAACGGCGAACTATGGGCTACCAATGCCCATATATCAGGACAAGTTAATGCTACGAGCGGACAAATTGGGCAGTTTTATATTAATACAGACAAAAATGATAATAAAGGGCAATTATTTTCGGGAGATAATAACACAGGGGGAAATGCTATTAATTACTCAGGGGTTTTTCTAAAGAATATCGTTGAGCAAACAGAAATACACCTTAGTTCCTCCCCTATCATTACCCAGAATGGAAAAGGTTTTTTAGATATAAACTATAAAGGCGATGGACATAATACCATAGGCTCAAATATAACAGTAAGACCACGTACAGATAATGAATTTCAAAAACATTCACTTGCTCAAAAGATAGATGGGAATATTTTTACTATTGGGCAAAGAGCTATCTTTGATGATGGTTATATAGGACTCGCTGAATCTTATGCTATAATTAACAATATAAGACATACACATACTTTTATATTTACAAGTGTAGCTTCTAACATGCATACTATCTATTTGCCAAACCACAGTCAAATAATACAAATAACAGGAAAAAGTAATGTAACCTTTGAACTTGTTATTGTAATGTCTATCCATGTGGAAGGAAGGAGCGTCAGAATACAAGGTGTTAATGGAGGCGCTTTGTTAGATAACAACGGAAATTGGCATGCAGGTAATAACTTTGGATATATGGATATGGGTAAAGGAGATGTATTAAAATTGCGCTACTATAATAGTCATTATTATATGACAGGACACAATTATTAAAATTTAATTTATACAAATATGCAAATCATTCAAAAAACAACGCGTATCACCGCACAAGAAGAAGTACAAGGGTCAAATGTGATGTACTCCTACGAATTTGAGAAAGACCAAAATCCACAAGCAGTAGCTTTTTCTGTACAGAAAAGTACAGAAGGGCAAGTAGGATATTCCTATTTGCAAGGAACAGTAACCGAGCATGATTTTAATATGCAAAACAACAATTTCCAACCATCAGATATTGACTTGATAAAGCATATTCACACCACTTGCTCGGCTCTAATCAAAGGAGAAAGTAACGAAAAACCAAAATCCAATGATACGAAAAAATAGGTTTCTCGTGCCAAAAGGGTATAGGGCAATTACCCTATATCCTTTCATCTTCGTTCGCAACGATAGTGATAAGTACGATAAAGAGCTTATCAATCACGAACGTATCCACTTGCGACAGCAAAAGGAATTACTGGTAATCCTTTTCTATATATGGTATTTCCTTGATTTTCTTTTCAAGTATTTACGCTATCGCAATTGGGATAAGGCTTACCGAAATATCATCTTTGAAAGGGAAGCCTACGCCAACCAAAGCAACCTTGACTACCTCAAAGTAAGGGGTATATGGTGGTTCACCGCTTATTTTAAAAACAATTAACAACAGAAAGTAAATGGAAAAAATCTTTGTAATTCTTTGGATACTACTCTGTATCTATATTCTTGTACTCCTTATGATATTTGCCGACCTTTGGAGTGGTGTTCGTAAGGCTAAACGATTGGGTATTGCGCGTAACTCCTACGGTTATAGGCGTACCATTAGCAAAATGGCACAATACTACAATATTCTGATTGCATGTACCATTGTAGATAGTATGTATGGTATGCTTTCTTGGTTTTTAGAAACCTATTATCAATATTCGATTTGGTTATTCCCATTCTGTACATTCTTTATAGCCGTAGTCTTATGTCTTATCGAAATCAAATCGATACGTGAGAAAGCAGAAGATAAGGTGCGGTTTGACCGTGCAGGACAAGCCATTCAACAAGTATTTATCAATCGTGATAACTTAGAGGAAGTAGCTAAGACTATTTCTAATTATATGAAAGAAAGTGACAATCCTAAAACAGAAGACCATGAACCAAACACAGCTTAATTTTATCAAAACCTACAAGCCCTACGCATTGGAAACAGAGCGTAAGACAGGCATTTCTCATCTTTTTATCCTTGCTCAGTCAGCATTGGAGACAGGTTGGGGGAATAGTGCTCCTGGCAATATGATGTTTGGCGTGAAAGCGTCTATCTCCACACCTCTTGAAAAGCGTCAACTGGTACAAACTACAGAGATTCTATCCACTGACAAGGCTAAATTCCCTGTTATTATCAGTATAGAAAAGCGCCCTGATGGCAGGTTCAAGTACACGGTTAAGGACTGGTTCCGAAAGTACGACACCCCTGAAGAGAGCTTTACAGACCATGCTAATTTCTTTTTCAGAAACAAGCGATACGCCAAAGCGTTGGAGGTCAAAGCCGACCCTTACAAGTTTGCAGAGGAAGTAGCTCGTGCGGGCTATGCCACTGCTCCAAACTATGCTGATAGCCTCAAAAAACTAATTAAAGAAATTGAAAAAGTAAAAT